AAAGACGAGCTGTAATTTATACATTAAGTTTTACTGCTAAGACATACTTATACGGACCAATGACTAACCAAGGTGTTATTAAAACTGTACAGGCTGACCTTGGTGCTGATACTGACCCTAAATTAACTAGAGATGAAAGAATTATTGTTGTTCCTAAACCTACAACTGCTGATGGTGATGATGATTTTGGATTTACAACAACTATAAGTTTCTTTGAAGACGGTAAACGATACAACCCGGTGAGTGATACAGATGAGTAAACTAGAAGATAATGTAAATGAAATTTTAGGTATAGAAAAGAAACAAGAAAAGTTTTCTATGGCTGAGTTTGAACAACCAGCACCTGTACCTAGAAAGATAGACGAAAGTAAAGATGATATTGATAATGATTATGTAAATAGTAGAGATAACTATTATAATCTTATTGATAAAGGTAATGAGGCAATCGAAGGCATATTAGATATTGCAAAAGAGGGTCAACACCCTAGAGCATATGAAGTTGCAGGTCAATTAATAGGTCAAGTTGCACAAACTGTAGATAAACTACAAGACTTACAAAAAAAATTAAAAGATTTAAAAGAGTTACCTAAGTCAGCAAATACAAACATTAAAAATGCTTTGTTTGTAGGTTCTACCAATGAACTACAAAAAATGTTAAATAGGAAAGATGATGAAGTTATTGAAGGCACAGAAACAGATATCAAACAAGATAATACTGGAAATAAATAAAATCCATTATATCAAATCTATGACACCTTTGCCTGAATTATTATCAGGTGAAGAGTTACAAAATCCTATTGAAGTAAGACAACACTCTTATTCTTTACAACCAAGAAAAGGTGTGGGTGGTAAAAGTTATTCAGAAAAAAAATATTCAGTTTTTAGAGGCAGTCAAAGAGTACAGGCTGCCATTAAAATGGGTTACACACATATAGAAGGAGTTGTGATAAATGAGTGACGCATATCTAGGTAATCCGAATCTTAAAAAGGTTAACACACCTGTAGAGTTTTCTAAAGAACAAATTTTAGAATACCAAAAGTGTGCCGGCGACCCAATATACTTTATGGAAAATTATATTCGTATTGTATCACTTGATGAGGGTTTAGTACCTTTTAAAATGTATCCATTTCAAAGACATATTGTAAGGACAATACATGACAACCGTTTCACTATTTGTAAACTACCTAGACAAAGTGGTAAATCTACAACTACTGTGTCTTATCTGCTTCACTATGCTCTTTTCAATCCTAATTCTAATATTGCTATACTAGCAAATAAATCATCTACTGCTAGAGATATTTTAGGTAGAGTACAGTTAGCATATGAAAATTTACCTAAGTGGTTACAACAAGGTGTTATTAACTGGAACAAAGGTAACATTGAATTAGAAAACAAATCAGTAATCGTAGCAGCCGCTACATCTTCTAGTGCAATTCGAGGTGGTTCTTATAATATAATATTCTTAGATGAGTTTGCTTTCGTACCTGCTAATATTGCTGAGATGTTTTTTAGTGCAGTATATCCTACCATATCTGCTGGTACTAAAACTAAAATGATTATTGTATCAACACCTTATGGTATGAATCAATTTTACAAATTATGGACAGACGCAGAAAATAAAAGAAATGATTATGTACCTATAGAAGTGCATTGGTCAGAGGTACCAGGCAGAGATGAAGCTTGGAAAGAAGCAACAATTAGAAACACCTCACCTGAGCAATTTCAACAAGAGTTTGAATGTGAGTTTTTAGGTTCCGTTAATACACTTATAAGTCCTGCTAAAATTAAAAACATGACTTATATGAATCCAATAACTTCAAATGCTGGATTAGATGTATATGAAAATCCTATAAAAGATAAAACCTATGTGTGTACAGTTGATGTCGCCAGAGGTGTATCGAAAGATTACTCAGCATTTGTAATTATGGATGTAACACAAATGCCATTTAAGATTGTTGCAAAATTTCGTAATAATGAAATACGACCATTATTGTTTCCTCACACAATTGAAAAAGTTTGTAAGGCATACAATCACGCTCATGTATTGGTAGAAACAAATGACCTAGGTCAACAAATTGCAGAATCATTACAGTTTGAATTAGAGTATGACAATCTATTAATGACCACACAAAGAGGCCGTGCTGGTCAAATACTAGGTGCTGGATTTAGTGGTAGAGGTTCAGGATTTGGTGTTAAGATGACCAAACAAATTAAAAAAATTGGTTGTGCTAACATTAAAACTCTAATAGAATCTGATAAAGTTTTTATAAATGATTTTAATATCATTGAAGAGATGAGTACCTTTATAAGAAAAGGCCAATCATGGCAGGCTGATGATGGTAGTACAGACGATTTAATGATGTGTTTAGTTATTTTTGGTTGGTTATCTAATCAACCTTTCTTTAAAGAGATGACAGATACCAACGCAAGACAAATGTTATATGAAGAACAACAATCATTAATTGAACAGGATATGGCGCCTTTTGGTTTTGTGGATGATGGAACACCAGACCATGAGAAATCGGAAGTAGATGAATATGGTACGGTATGGCATCCGGTAGTGCATAAAGGAAACTAGTGTCTAATTTTAGTATATTATAAATATCAGTAAGATTGACTTTTAAATATGGGCATAAGAAAACTTATGAGTATTGACTATTTTAAAATAATTAGCTAATTAAAAGGAGAAACCTAAATGGCATTTCAAGTATCACCAGGTGTTCTCGTACAGGAAAAAGACCTTACTAGAATTATACCAGCTGTTTCGACTTCTATAGGTGCTGTTGCTTTTCAAGCGACACAAGGACCTTTAGACGAAGTAGTAAGTATATCTAGCGAACAGGAATTAGTAAGTAAATTCGGTAAACCTAACTCATCAACATTTGAGGGATTTTTTACCGCAGCTAACTTTTTAGCATATTCTAATTCTCTAAGGGTTGTTCGTGTACAGAATTCATCTGTATCAAATGCTACCGAAAGTGGTAGTGCATTTGTAATAAAAAATACGACTGATTACCAAAACAATTACGCTGACGGTTCCGCTTCTGTAGGTTTATGGGCAGCTAGAACAGCTGGTGCATGGGGAAACAATCTAAAGATTGAAACATGTCCATCTGCTACTGCTTATGAAGAAACATCTAAAACAACTGTTAATGACGCCTCTATGAGTGTTGGTCAAACAGTAGTTACTGTTACTTCAGCCTCAGGCATATCAGCAGGCGATATTGTTAACTTTGGTGACACATACGAATATAGAGTTGTTAGTATTTCAACTAACGATTTGAATATAGTAAGAAAAGAAGAACCACAATATTTCGGAACTTCAGATTCTTCAGGTTTACATGCAGTACCAACTAACGGTGCAGCTGTAAGACGAAGATGGAGACATTACGACCTATTTGATAAAGCACCAGGAACATCACCATATGCAGCTGCATTAAGTGGTGTAAATGATGAGTTACACATAGTTGTAGTTGACGAAGATGGTGGTATTTCAGGAACTAAGGGAGAGGTTTTAGAAACTTTTGGTGCAGTATCAAAAGCTTCAGACGCAAAAACACCTCAAGGTTCTGTAAACTATTATCCAGATGTAATTTACAATTCATCAAATTACATTTACTGGATGGACCACAACTCTTCAGGTTCAAACTGGGGAACAGCGGCGTCAGGAACTACTTACACAGCAGTAACGACAGTAAGCGCTGTATCACTACAAAGTGGTGCTGATGGTTCAGCAGCTACTATTGGTCAAAAATTAACTGCTTATCAGAAATTTCAAGACGCTGAAACAGTTGATATTGGTCTAATCATGGCTGGTAACGGTGACGCTACACACATTGATAACTTAATTACAGTTGCAGAAAATAGAAAAGACGCAGTTGTATTTGCTTCTCCAGAAAGAAGTGATGTTGTTGGTGTATCAGACGCAAACACACAAAAGACTAATGTTGTAGGATTCTTTAACGGAATTCGTTCATCATCTTATGTTGTTTTCGATAGTGGTTACAAATATCAGTATGACAGATATAGTGATGTTTACAGATATGTACCTTTAAACGGTGACATAGCAGGTTTAGCTGCAAGAACAGACCTAGTAGCAGACAGTTGGTTTTCACCAGCAGGTCTTAACAGAGGTATTGTTAGAGGCGCAGTTAAATTGGCATTTAATCCAACTAAAGAACAAAGAGATGAATTATACAGAGCTAGAGTAAATCCTGTGTCAACTTTCCCAGGACAAGGTACTGTATTATTCGGTGATAAAACTGGATTAACTGCTCCTTCAGCATTTGATAGAATAAATGTTAGAAGATTGTTCATCACTTTAGAGAAGGCAATCTCAACTGCTTCTAAATTCCAATTGTTTGAATTCAATGATGAATTTACAAGAGCGAACTTTAGAAACATTGTAGAGCCTTTCCTTAGAGAAGTACAAGGTAGACGAGGTATCACAGACTTTTTAGTAGTGTGTGATGAAACTAATAACACAGGTGAAGTAATTGATAGAAATGAATTTATAGCAGAAATCTTTGTGAAACCTGCTAGAAGCATTAACTTCATTACTTTACAATTTATCGCAACCAGAACTGGTGTCAGTTTTGATGAAGTTGCAGGTTAAGAAAGGCTAAGGAGAAAATAAAATGGCAAACATAAATGACTTCAAAGCTAAACTTGCAGGCGGTGGCGCAAGAGCAAATCAGTTTAAGGTAACAATGCCTTTTCCTGGTTACTCACAAGTTGGTGGCGAAATAGAAGAACTAGCATTCTTATGTAAGACTACTCAATTACCGGCAATGACAATACCGTCATTTACGGTTCCTTTTAGAGGTAGACAAATTAAGATTGCTGGCGATAGAACATATGCAGACTGGACAATTACTGTACTAAATGATACAAACTTCAAACTCAGAAATGCTTTTGAAAGATGGTCAAATGGTATCAATAATGCAACAGACGGTGAAGGCTTGACAAATCCAGCAGATTATCAAGTTGACGCTTTCGTTGACCAGTTAGATAGAAACGGAGCAACAATTAAGTCGTACACTTTAAGAGGTGTATTCCCGACTGAACTTGCTGCTATTGAGTTGGATTACGGAACAAATGACGCCATTGAAGAATTTGGCGTTACTTTTGCGTATCAATACTTTGAAAGTAACACTACTACTTAATATGCATTTAGAGGGCGGCCTAAAAACCGCCCTTTGAAACTATATAAATAGTAGTAAATAAACAAAGGAATAATATTATGGCTGAATTATTTGGATTTTCTATCACTCGTCAAAAGAAGACGGCGGATCCAAAACAAAGCTTTACTCAACCACAAGTAGATGACGGTACAACAACTATCGCAGCTGGTGGTTATTTTGGTCAGTACCTCGATATGGAGGGAACGGCTAAGACCGAGCAGGATTTAATCCGAAGATACAGAGAAATAGCATTACACCCCGAATGTGACATGGCAATCGAAGATATTGTCAATGAAGCAGTTGTGGCTAACGAACTTAAAGACGCTATTAGACTGAAATTGGATGAAGTGCCTTTTGGTAAAGATGTTAGACGAAAGATAGAAGATGAATTCCAAGAGATATTAAGGTTGATGAACTTTAATACAAAAGGTCACGACATATTTAGAAGATGGTATGTTGATGGCAGAGTTTATTATCATAAAGTAATAGACAGAGAAACACCTAGAAGAGGTATCACAGAGTTAAGATACATTGACCCTAGAAAAATTAAGAAAGTTAGAGAAGTAAGGAAGAAAAGACCTGACGGTCCTACACCTCACGGATTAACAATCATTGATGAGTTTGAAGAGTATTACTTATTCAATGAAAAAGGAATTGCCGGTACAACATCTGGTGGTATCAAGATTGCCCCAGATACAATTTCATTTGTACCATCTGGATTAGTTGACCAAAACAAAAATATGATTTTGTCATATTTACATAAGGCAATTAAACCAGTTAATCAATTAAGAATGATTGAAGACGCTGCTGTAATTTACAGAATCGCAAGAGCGCCTGAAAGAAGAATATTCAAAATTGATGTAGGTAATTTACCAAAAGTAAAAGCTGAACAATATCTTAGAGATGTTATGGCAAGATATAGAAACAAACTTGTCTATGACGCTTCAACAGGTGAAATCAGAGATGACAGAAACTATATGTCTATGTTAGAAGACTTTTGGTTACCAAGTAGAGA